AGATGAAATATTTGATTTTATATACATAGATGGTTATGCACACACAGGACAAGATGATGGTCGTACCTTAAATGAATGGTGGCCTAAAGTTAAAAAAGGTGGTATATTTGCAGGACACGATTATTCAATTGAAAGCTGGCCAAAAACTGTAGAACAAGTAGATAAGTTTGCAACTAGTAATAATTTAAAATTAGAATTTACAAAAGAAAATTTTGCATCGTGGTATTGTATAAAATGAAAGTACATAAAGATCAAATCGTATTTAGAGAAAAACATCTTCAAACAGAACAAGGAAGAATGCTTCAAACTAGAAATGAAAAGTGGAAAAAATTAAAAGCAGATATTGAAAAGAATGGAATTATCAATCCTTTAATATGTACTGAAAAAGATGGTAAATATAGATTGTGTATGGGTATGAGAAGATTTATTGCAGGTTGTATATTAGGTATAGAAGAATATGAAATAGAAATTGTATCTGATGAAGAAGTAGATACATTAATGAATGCAACTAGTAAATATATAACTAAACATAAGGATGGAACGGATTTATCATTATGACATTTCAACAACAAAAATATCAAGTCATTAAAAATGCAGCAAGTTATGAACTTGCTAATTTTATTTTAAATTACTTTTTACTTAAAAGAGATGCTGTGCATTTTATGTATAAAAATAATATTCATTCACAATCTCCAATGTTAGGAACTTGGGGAGATACACAAATACCTAATACCTTTTCTTGTTATGGTGATTTTGTAATGGAAACCTTATTGATGAAAATGTTGCCAGTGATGAAACAACATACTAATTTAGATTTAATTCCAACATACTCTTATGCAAGAGCATATAAAAGAGGGGATAAATTAAGAAGACATAAAGATAGACCATCTTGCGAGATATCTTGCACCTTAAATCTAGGTGGTGATCCTTGGCCAATATTTATAGATGGTACAGGAGCTAATTCAGTTATTGATGAATATAAAGAAATACATAAACCTAATGCTCCAAAAGGTACAGAAGTATTACTTGATGTTGGAGATATGTTAGTGTATTCTGGTTGCGAATTAGAGCATTGGCGAGAACCATTTCAAGGTAATATATGTGGACAGGTATTCTTGCATTATAACCATGTAAATGGGCCATTTGCTGAAAAGAATAAGTTTGACGGCAGACCTATGTTAGGACTACCATCATTCGTAAAATAGTATTATAATGTCTTTTCTATGTTACAAAAACTTAATTTTAAACCAGGTTTTAATAAACAAGCAACTGCTTCAGGTGCTGAATCACAATGGATTGACGGAGATAACGTTAGATTCAGATATGGACTTCCTGAAAAGATAGGTGGTTGGTCACAACTTACATTAGTTAATCAAACTTTACCCGGTGTTGCAAGAGCTCAGCATTCTTTTACTTCTTTAGCAGGTGAAAAATATGTAGCAATTGGTACATCACAAGGTTTATTTTTATATTACTCAGATACCTTTTACGACATCACACCTTTAGACACAGCAATCACTGGAGCTGATTTTGATGCAACAACTGGTTCACCGACAGTAACGGTTAATAAAACTTCTCATGGATTAATTGATGGAAGATATATAACCTTTTCATCTGTAACTGTTCCAACAGGTTCAGGTTACGCAACAACAGATTTTACGAATAATACTTTTGAAGTATTAAATGCAACTGCAAATGCTTTTGAAATTACCATGCCATCTAATTCAGCGGCAACTACTTCAGGTACAGGTTCAGCGGAAATAAATCCATATATACAAATTGGACCAGTATTTCAATTAGAAGGTTTTGGTTGGGGTGCAGGATTATGGGGAGCTTCAACTTGGGGTACAGCTAGATCTACTGCAGCAACGGTTCTGGATCCAGGAAACTGGAGTCTTGATAATTATGGTCAAGTTTTAGTTGCAACTATTCATAATGGTAAAACATTTACTTGGGATGCAGGAGCAACGAATCCAAGAACAATTAGAGCATCAACAACTACAACTAATTACGAAACAACAAATAATCCAACAGCATCTGTTATGACTGTTGTATCTGATAGAGATAGACACTTATTTCATCTTGGAACTGAAACGACAATTGGAGATCCAACGACTCAGGATCCAATGTTTATAAGATTTTCTAATCAAGAAGATTTAGATACTTATCAACCCACTGCAACGAATACAGCAGGTACATTACGATTAGATGCAGGAAACGAAATTAGAGCAGCAGTACAAGGTAAAGATTATATATTAATTTTAACTGATACGGCAGCTTATACTGCTCAATTTGTAGGACCTCCTTTTACATTTAGTATTAGACAAGTTGGTACTAACTGTGGATGTATGGGTCAACATACTCCAATCTATGCAAACGGTGCTGTATTTTGGATGGGTAGTGCTGGTGGATTTTATATGTATGATGGTACGGTTAAATCTATACCATGTTTAGTAGAAGATTTTGTATTCACAACTGGTGGAGATAATTTAGGGATTAATTATAATGCTAATAAAATTATTCATGGTGGACATAATAGTTTATATACAGAAGTAAACTGGTTCTATCCAAAGAATGGTTCTAATCAAATTGACAGAGTAGTCACTTATAACTATGCAGAAAATGTTTGGACAACAGGTTCATTAGCTAGAACTACATATAATGATGCTGCTGTTTATGATGCTCCTTATGCAACAGATTATTCAACAACAGCCGTACCTAATTTTCCAATACAAGGTATTACAAACAGATTTGGTGCATCAACTTACTATGAACATGAAACTGGAACCGATCAAGTCAATTCATCAGGTACAACTTCTATTGATGCTTACATTCAATCAGGAGATTTTGATATTACAGCAAGACGTGGTTTAACAGGTCAAACAACCGGTATGGTTGATTTTAGAGGAGACGGTGAGTTCTTTATGTCTGTTAAACGATTTATACCTGATTATAAATTATTAACTGGTAATTCAAAAGTAACACTATTTATAAATAATTATCCAAATGATACAGCATCTAGTTCACCTCTAGGTCCCTTTACAATTACATCATCTACTGATAAAGTAGATACTAGAGCAAGAGGAAGACTTGTTTCAATTAAAATAGAAAATGACGCTGTAGGTGAAACTTGGCGTTATGGAACATTAAGACTCGATGCACAACCTGACGGAAGAAGATAATGGGTTTATTAAGTAATATTATAAGAAGAGCAGCACAACCTGGTAATTATACAACTCAGTATGGATTACCTCAAAGTTCAGTTGATTATTTAAATCAACCTTTACCAGATATATCTGGTATATTTTCATTACCTCAGGCAACGGAAATAACAGAAGAAGATATTACGGAAACAGAATCTCCAGTAGGTTTAACAGAAGAACAATTAAGATTATTATATCCACAAACAGGCGGTGGAGATGGGCCAAGAGGTGGTGGACTATTTGGTAATTTAGATATGGATACAGCTAAACAATTTAATATAAATGGTAATATTGTTACTGGTTATAAAAATTTAAACACAGGTTTATATCAAGATATTTCAGGTAAAAATATACAAAATTTAGGTGGCAACACTATTTATGGTGGAATATTAGATGCGTTAAGTGAAAAAATGGGTTTTAAAAGAAGTGAACCAACATATCCAGGTTTACTAGATATGGTAAGTCCTAAAGCATTAATTAGAAATCCAGGTATGTTTAAAAGTTTCTTTGCAAGACAAGATGTTGCAAAACAAAAAGCTATACAAGATGCCGTCGATAAAGCTAATAGAGCAGCAGCTGAAGCTAATATAGTTAGACAAGCAGAAGCTCGTAATCCAGATGTTTACAGAAGTGCTAGAGAACAAGGTTTTACTGGACCAGGAGGTGGTTTTAGTACTTCAGGTAGAGAAGGTGCTTTTGAATCTAAATCAGGTAGAGGAAGACAAGATTTCTAATGGCTAGAATAACTACATACATACCAGAACCAAAAGAAGAATATACTTCTGAAAACCAAAGACAGATTATTGAATCTATTACTACAATGAAAGATCAATTAAATTTTTCTTATCAAGATGATTTAAGAAAAGAACTAGAGAGGTTTACTTGGTTTAATTCAAGGTTTGGTTGCTAATGAGTTCTTGTAACAACGTTAATGTTGAACCAACAGTTATTGGTGGTGGAAATGGATCAAATGCTTATGATGCATTTGGAAGATTAAGAGTATCTAATCCATTTACTATTTTTGATAGTACAAATGTAATGTCAAAGAATAATCTCTTTGATGAAGACTTAACAGGATCAGGAACAGTTACTTATACCGCAAATAAATCTACAGTTAATTTAAATGTAACTACAGCTAGTGGTGATAAAGTTATAAGACAATCCAAAAGAGTTATGTCTTATCAACCAGGTAAATCATTATTTATATTTAATACATTTGTAATGAACGCACAAGAATCTGGATTAGAACAACGTGTTGGAAGTTTTGATGCAAATAATGGAATCTTTTTTGAAGATACAGGAACAGGATATCAAATCGTAAGACGTAGTTATACATCAGGATCAAGTGTTGATGATCCAATTGCACAGTCAGCTTGGAATGGTGACAAGTTAGATGGGACAGGAGCTTCTGGCTATACACTCGATCCAACTAAAGCAACTATTTTATTTACGGATTATGAATGGTTAGGAATGGGAGCTGTTAGAGTTGGTTTTGTAATAGATGGTAAATTTATTACAGCGCATACTTTTTTAAATGCTAATAATTTAGATACCGTTTATATGCAAACTGCAAACTTACCAATAAGATATGAAATAGAAACGACAGGAACAATATCTGGTGCAGCCGTATTACAACAAGTATGTTCTTCTTGTATGATTGAAGGTGGCTATTCTCCACAAGGAGTTATTCAATCAATTGGAACTGCTTCATTAAATGGAGTTACTTTAACAACAGCTGGTACATTTTATAATT